TTGGAGGAGGAATGAGTAAAATTGTTTTGCCTGAAACTCGAGGAGCTCGTGTCGTCAAGTTCATTGAGAACTTCTGCGTGCATGGTGAGGGCGACTTCTATGGTCAGCCGTTCCGCCTGGACCAATGGCAGCGTAAAATAATTTATGACTTGTATGAACTTAATGAAAACAAAGAGCGACGTCATCGTGAGGCTTTGCTTGGCGTTCCAAAAGGAAACGGTAAATCTGCATTGATTTCTGCTCTTGGTCTTTACGAACTCTTGGGTAACGGTACGGTTTCGCCTTTAGTTACAGTTGCTGCTGCAAGTTTTGAGCAGGCCGATATTGTTTTTGGAAACATGCGGAGCATGTGCGAACAATCGCCTTATTTAAAAGGTGTTACTGAGGTTTATCAAAACTCAATAGGTGTAAAAAATGGCCCGGGCCGTGTGTATCGTGTTGCTGCTAAAGCTGGAACTGCTGACGGTGGCCGTAACTCAGCTTTTATTGCTGATGAAGTTCACGAATGGTCAACGCCTAACTTGCAACGTGTTCATTATGTTTTATCTAATAACACAGCCAAGCGTCAAGATTCATTAATTTTAAATATAACTACTGCGGGTTATGACCTGGACACTCTTTGTGGTCGTCTTTATTTGCGTGGAAAGCGTAAGGCATCCGGTGAGTCTAAGGATCCCGATTTTTATTTCTATTGGTTGGAGCCTGATGAAAAAGACGACTTTGAAAGTGAGGAAACGTGGAGGAAAGTAAACCCAGCACTTGATGGTGGTTGGTGGCCAATTGATAATTTACGCCGTCGTCGTGCCGCATTGCCACTCCCCGAGTTTCAACGTTACCATCTCAATATGTGGACCCGGACCCAGGATGAGTCTTGGCTACCTGATGGTCTTTGGTCTGAGCTTGCTGATTCAAATATAAAACTTGACCCGGCACTTCCTACTTATGTAGGTGTTGACATGGCTATCAAGCATGATTCTGTTGCTGTTGTTTGGGGTCAAGCTGATGAGGATGGTTTAATTTTTGTTGATTCAAAAATTTGGCGAAATGAGGGAGTCATGTTTGACTATGCTGAAATTGAAACGTTCCTAGTTAATTTAAACCGTGAGTTTAATTTGGTTGAGGTTGCTTATGACCCGGCGTTCTTTGAGCGATCCGCTCAAGCTCTTTATGACCAAAACGTGCCGATGGTTGAGTTTCCTCAATCCCATGGCCGGATGGTTCCTGCTTGTGGTCAAGCATATGAAATAATAACTTCTAAAAAGCTACGTCATAAAAATCAAAGCACTTTTAATGACCAGGTCTTGTCTGCTGTTTCTCGTCCTACTGACCGTGGGTTTCGTTTATCAAAAGGTAAAAGTAAAAGAAAAATTGACGGTGCTATAGCCATGGTCATGTGCCTGGACCGTTTAACCTTTCCATCTAGGCCACCAGAACCATCTAACATTGGTATAGTAGAGTGGTGATGAGGTCCATGTTCTTAGCTATAGAGTTTGCCGGCTTGTGTTTTATTGTTGTCGGTGTTTGGGCTTATAGTCAGGCTGCGGCCTATATAGTATTTGGAGCTGGTTTATTGCTAGGGAGCTATTTTTATAATCGATGAGTATTTTTGCTAGAAAAACTGAAAAACGAGACGCTGCTTTAGGCAACCTTGCCGATTTGTTAGCTCAAAGGGATGGCATCCCGGGGTACTCAGGCGAAAGTGTCAACGAGGTTACTGCACTTGGAGTTTCAACTGTTCTAGCTTGCGTCTCAATCTTGGCAGATTCAATTGCCGCACTTCCTATCAAAGTTTATCGTGAGTTTGATGACCGTAATATAAATTTAAAGACTCCACGGTTTTTAAAAAGTCCTAATTTAAACCAGTCAAGGTTTGAGTTTATTCATCAACTTGTTGCGTCAATGGCGTTGCACGGCAATGCTTACGTTCTTGTTGACCGTGACACAGCTGAGCGTCCTATTGCTTTGTCTTGTTTGCATCCTGATAATGTCAGGTTAAAAATGTCAGGCAATCAAAAAATGTATAAATTTAACGATCGTGTTTACTCAAAAAATAATATATTGCACTTTACCTGGTTTACTTATCCTGGTTCTTATGCTGGTGTAAGTCCGTTAAAAACACAAAAGAACACCATTGGTGTTGCTCTTGCGATGGAACGTCACATCGGACAGTTCTATGGCCAGGGTGCCACTCCGTCATCAATCTTGGAAACTGACCAAGCAATGACTAAGGAGCAGGCTGAAGTTTTACAGTCTACCTGGAGTAATTCTCACAATCGTCAAAGAAAGCCAGCCGTTCTTACGGGTGGTTTGAAATGGAAGGCGATATCTGATTCTGCTGGTGATGAGCTCGTAAAAGCAAGGGATCAAATTGTAAAAGAAATAGCCAGGGTTTATCGTATCCCAAGTTATTTAATTCATGCTGATGGTTCGTCTGGTCTTTATTCAAATGTTGAGAGTTCAGGTATCCAATTTGTCCGCCATACTTTGTTGCCTTGGCTTGCTCGTATTGAGGAAGGGTTCAGCACTCTTTTGCCTGGTGCGTCTTATGCTCGCTTTGATGTTAGTGAATATCAACGTGGTGACCGTGCTAACACTATTCGTGCTGCTCAAACTGCTATTACTTCCGGCATCTTTACGCCTAATGAAATAAGGCAGCAACTTGATTATGAACCTTACGAAGGTGGCGATAATTTCTACCTTGGGTTGCAAGGTGCACCTGTTGGTCCTGATATTCCACCGCTTGGCCAGGATGAAGTCGAGCCTGTTCTGACTGATTCTGAGGAAAAAAGCGAGGGCTAGTGCCATATCCGGAAGAGGATTTATACGGTTCAAAGGCCGAGGCTGAAGCTAAAGCCAAAGAGATAGGTTGCGTTGGTTCTCATACTCATGAAGTTGACGGTGAGGTTTTTTATATGCCTTGTGAGAAAATGGAGGACTACGAAAACTTAACCGGTAAAAAACACGCTAGTGATGAGGATTACACTTTGGTTGAAAGGCAAGAGTCAGAGCCTGCACCAAAAAAAGACCAAATTCAAGGGTCAAAAAAAAATGAGCCGGGTTCTGCGTCAGGCAAGTCCAATAAAATTAAATTTTCTGAGGCTACTGAAAAGTCAATAGCAACAATCGTTGAAACTCATAATGAAATGGTAAAAGATAAAGGCCTTGCCACTTGGAGGCGTTTAAGAACTCCGACCGCTAAGGCTGTAGTTCGTCGTGGCTTTGGTGCTTATTCTAGTTCTCATCGTCCTGGTGTATCCAGGAATGCCTGGGGTCTTGCTCGCTTGAAGGCTTTTGGTTATTTGTTGGTCAACGATCGGCCAAAAAATCCAAAATATATCGGTGACAATGATTTACTTCCGGAAAAGCATCCAAAGTATGCACCAAAAGAAAAGAAAAATAAACAACTCAGGCATGAGATTAGTGTACCTGCCTTTATTAAAAATAATGCATCTCGTGGTCTTGAAAATTTAGAATTTGCAGGTCAAGGTCTTACTGAAAAAACAAAAAGAGAGGCACGTCAAATGCGTGACGGTGTTATTTCTCATGATAAGGCACTCCGCATGCAGGCCTGGTTTAAACGTCATGTTTCTGATTTTCAAGGCGACGCTGCGAAAGAGTTTTTATCCGGCGAAAGCGAACGCATGAGTCCTGGACTTGTGGCTTGGCTTTTGTGGGGTGGTTCATTAGCTGCTGCGACTCGTATGGATGCTATGAAATGGGCCGAGCGTCAAGTTGCAAGGCATGAAGATGATCGTTCAATGTCTAGGCCACAGCCTATGAGTCAAGCTGTTGGTATTATTAAACGCATGAGTGATAATAAAGAAACTAGATTTTTTGAACTCCGAGCTGAGGCTGACATCGATTCTGATGATTTAATTTTTACAGGTTATGCATCTGTATTCAATTCGCCATACTCAGTTGCTGACTCTCGTGGTGTTTATAATGAAATTGTAAACCAGGGAGCTTTTTCAAAAACTCTTAATGAAAATGATGACGTAAAATTTTTAATTAACCATGATGGTATTCCGCTTGCTCGTACCAAGTCAGGAACCTTAGAACTTCGAGAGGATGAGCATGGCTTGTTTGTAAAAGCTAAACTAGATGAGTCCAATCCTAGGGTTGCCGAGATATCGTCTGCACTCAAAAGAGGCGACTTGTCCGAGATGTCATTTGGTTTTCATGCGATAAAAGACGAGTTTACTGAAAATGGCGAAACCCGAACTTTAAAAGAATTGCGTCTATTGGATGTATCAGTTGTTACTTGGCCGGCTAACCCAGCGACTCTCGCTACTGTTCGTGGCGTTGACCTGGGGGAACTGCAAACCGTTTTGGCTGAGGCCAGAGATGGTTCGTTTGATGAGGCTCAAGTCACAAAAATAAAAGAGGCTATAAGTCAGTTATCTGATTTGTTGCCTGATCCTGAAAATCAAAAATCAAATATAAGGGCTGCGGTTCGTGATTTAGAAATTTGGGAAATGACGAGCCGTTCTTAAAGCCGTTAATCACACTTTATTGAACACTCAAAAGTATTAATTAGGCTAAATATTTTATTTATATATTGGAGATAAATTGAAAATAAAAGAAATGTTAGAAAAAAGAGAAGGCCTTATCACTGATGTCAAGTCTATGACTGAGCTCGCTGAAAAAGAAGAGCGCGACTTCAACGATGAGGAAACTTCAAAATACGAAAGCCTTAAAAGCGAAATTAACGAACTTGGCGACAGAATAGCTGAAGCTGAGGAACTTAGAAAAGCTGAAAAAGAAATAGAAGAGAGCCGTCAAAAGCTAGGGGTTGATGAGGAAAAACTAGAACCTGTAGTTGAGGCAATCGCTGAGCCTGGTGTTTACTACCGTGACGGCGAGCACTCTTTTCTTTCAGATGCTTTTCACGCTAGAAATGGTGATTTTCAAGCTCAAGATAGAATTAATCGACATCAAAAAGGAAATGATGAAAAGAGAGACGTTGGAACTGGTGCATTTGCCGGTTTGGTCGTTCCTCAGTATTTGACTGACCTTGTTGCGATTAAGGCTAGAGCGGGATCCCCGTTTTATAATGCTTTACCTAAGGCACCTTTACCAGATAAAGGTTTGAAGGTTGAGCTATCAAGAATTACAACAGGTTCTGCATCTGCTTTTCAAGCAACACAGAACGCTGCATTGCAAGAGACCAACATTGATGACACGCTCTATTCTGTGCATGTCAATACTATTGGTGGTCAGCAGGATGTATCTCGTCAAGCAATTGAGAGAGGCACCGACTTGGAGGGCATCGTTTTCTCTGACTTGATTTCTGCATATTACACAGAACTTGATAATCAATTAATTAATGGTGATGGTACAGGTGGAGCACCTGAAGGTATTAGAAACGTTACAGGAATAAACACCGTAACTTATACCGATGCATCCCCAACTGTTGGAGAGCTTTATCCAAAATTAATCGATGCAATTCAAAAAATTAATAGCAACAGGTTTGCTGCTGCTAGTGCAATAATCATGCATCCACGTAGGTGGGGTTTCTTTTCTGCTGGTGTAGACGGAAACTCAAGACCATTGGTTTTACCTGCTGGTAATAATCCAAGCGATGCTTTTGGTATCGGCGAGGCTGCTGGTTATGGTCAAGTTGTTGGTCAAATTGCTGGTTTACCGGTAATTGCTGACGCTAATATTACAACTGCTGACGGTGGTGGAAATAACCAAGACCAGATTTATGTTGTTAAAGCTGACGACCATATTCTCTTTGAAGAGACAGGTAGTCCGTTCAGACTAAGATTCGACGATGTCGGGTCCGGGTCACTTACAGTCAAGTTGGTATGTTATGGCTATGTTGCTTATGCATCAGGCCGTTACCCAGCTGGAATTACAAAAATTCAAGGTACTGGATTAGTAACACCTAGCTTTTAATAGGTGATTTTTAGCGGGGTCTTTAGGGATCCCGCTAAATTAAAAAAGGAGTTTTTAAAATGGCGAAAAAAAAGCTATCAAAAGATGAAATTGCTGCATTGCAGGAAGAGCTTAAGGGTTATAAAATTTATAAAAAAACTAAGCGAGCAGCTGCTGTTAAAAAAATATTAGCAGACGCTGGTGTTCCTGAGTCTGCATCTGCAAAGCCTAAGGCTGAAACAGCTGCAAAGAAAAAACCGGCAGCCAAATCTAAGCCAAAAAAATAGATAAAGATGTCTATAACAAATGGTTATTGTGCCTTAAGTGAATTGAAGGCATTTGTTAATATTTCTGATTCTAATGATGACAATGAACTTATTGATGCAGTAAATTCTGCAAGTCGTCAAATTGATAATTATTGCGGTCGTAAATTTTACGCTGATGGATCAACTTCTGCGAAAGTTTATAGAACTCGCAACCCCTACCATGTTACTGTTGATGATATTTCTACTTCAACTGGTCTTGTTTTAAAGTATGATGATAACGATGACGGTGTTTATGAGACTACTGTTGCATCAACTGACTTTATTTTACTTCCTCTAAATGCTGAAACTTTTGGCATTGATGGATTAGGTTTTACTTCTATTGAACTGTTTACTGATGGTTCTCACGAGTTTCCGACCACGTCATCTAATAATCGACCAAGGATTCAAGTGACAGCTAATTGGGGTTTTCCCTCAGTACCTGACCCGGTCCGTCAGGCTTGTTTAATGTTAAGCAGCGAAAATTTTGCAATGCGTAACACTCCCCTAGGTATTGCTGGTGTTGGTGAGTTTGGTGTTCTTGCTGTTCGTCAAAACCGTCAAATTACCAGAATGCTTGACCCGTATCGTCGTGGGGATTCTTTTGGGTTGGCATAGTGGCCAGCTTTTCAACCATAAGAACCGCAATAAAAACAACAATCGGTAATAATATTTCGGGCATCCGTGTCTATGACACCGTTGATGACATGGTTAATGTTCCAGCTGCTGTTCTTATTCCAACCTCTATTAATTTTACTGAGGCAATGGCGAGGGGTACCGATCGTTACGAGTTTGATTTAATTGTTGTAGTTTCTCGTGCTGACTCCCGCTCGGGTCAAAATCAACTAGATGGTTTTATTAATGGTTCCGGTTCTAATTCAGTTCGACAAGTTATTTTTAATAATTCAACGCTAGGCCAATCGGACACGTCTGCTGTTGTCACTACAATGAGTGATTATGGAGCAACATATGCAGTCAATGGCGTTGAGTCTATTGGTGCAAGGCTTTCGATTACGGTTTACACCAAGGGGTCAAGTTGAGTAAATATAAAATAATTGGAAATAAAAAAATTAACGGCAAGGAGCCTGGCGAGGTCGTTGAATTGAAAGATGAACAGGTTGCTGATAGTCTTGTCGCTGGTGGTCATCTAGAAAAAGTCAAAAGTAATAAAAAAAAGGGAGCTAAGTAATGCCTAAAGGTAAAAAATATAAATCCGGTAAAAAGTACGGAATGGGTAAAGGTCGAGGTAGAAAGTAATTCATGGCGACTTATGTTTTAACTGACGGCAGGTTTTTCCTGGGTGGGACTGATTTGTCGAGTCATACTCAATCTTTGACGCTTGATTTGTCGGCTGATGAGGTTGATGTTACGCCTATAAACTCCGGAGGTTTTAGGTCAAAAATTGCGGGACTTCAGGATGCTCAACTTCAAGCAAGTGGTTTTTTTGAGGCTGGTGAGGGTAAACCTGACGCTCTTTTAGGGATCTCTGCTGGTTCTGAGCATATTGGGACCGTGTCTGCCACTTCATCTGCTGGTGACATTGCTTATTTTTTAAAGTCCAGGCAGTTTTCTTATTCTATTGGTGGTGCTGTTGGTGATGCTTTTCCGTTCTCTATAAATAATTCAAACAGTTCAGACCGTGCTGTACGTGGCACCATAATGGTCGATGATTCTGCAAATTTGACATCAACTGGTAATTCAACAGGCCGTGAGCTTGGTGCTGTTGCTGCTGGAAAGTCTTTATTTGTTGCTGCTCATGTGGTTTCTGTATCCGGGACTTCCACTCCCACTCTTGCTTTAAAAGTTCAAAGCGATGATAATGGTTCTTTTACTTCTGCTACTGATCGTATAACTTTGACTAACTTTACGGCTGTTGGAGCTCAATATTCAAGTGTCGCCGGTGCAATTACTGACACTCATTATCGTATAAATTACACTTTGTCAGGAACTAACCCATCTTTTAAAGTTTTTATAACTGTTGGAATAGTTTAAATTAATTTTTCCCAGGGTGAGTCCGGCTTACCAAAATGGCCGAATTGTGAGTTTTCTAAATAATTTATTTCTAGTAAATCTAAACGTTCAATTATTGTTTTTGGCTGCATAGAAAATTCTTTTAAAAAACTGTTTAAAACTCTTGGACTTGTTTTTAATGTATCGTATGTTTTAATACTTAATTCATATGGATTTACTTTTCCTATGACGTATGCAAGCCTTACCATGCATCTATCTGCTAAGCCATGGCCTACTATGTTTTTTGCTAAGTGTCGGGCTGCATAGGCTCCACTTCTATCAACTTTTGAGGGATCCTTGCCTGAAAATGCACCGCCGCCTACTGGTACTGTTGGTCCATAAGCGTCGACGACTATTTTTCTGCCTGTTAGTCCGGTGTCTGCTGCTGGTCCGCCTTTTATAAAACTCCCGGAGGGGTTTAAATAAATTTTAAATGGTTTGTTTGTGAAGGTTTTGCATATCTCTTGGAGTTCTTTTAAAAGGCTTGTTTTGTCATAATTTTTTTTATGTTGAATTGAAAAAACAATTTTATAATCGTCCTGGGACTCGGTGACCTGGACTTTGGAGTCTAGTTCAAGGTCTGTTCTTTGGTTTTGTAATTGCCACACGTGCATTTGTAGTGTTCTTGCTAAGTCATAAGTTTCCGGCAGGTAGGTTTTCGTTTTGTTTGTTGCACATCCAACCATTATGCCTTGGTCGCCTGCACCAACATTTTTGTTTTTAATTACCGCTTTATTTATCTCTAATGATTGTTTTGTAATAACGTTTTTTATCTTGTAGTACCCGAACTCATCGGTCAATGTTTTTATTGTATTTTTTGTTATGTGTTCTACTTCGTATTGTAGAATTGTATCGTCAATTCCTTGGGTTGACTCCCCGCCTACTACTATCAGGCCATCATCTTTGGTTCCTGTTATAAAAGTTTCAATTGCTACCTTGTTTTTTTTGTTTTGTAGCAGCATGTAGTCCAGCAAATGGTCTGATATTTGGTCTGCTATCTTGTCCGGGTGTCCTGGACTCACAAATTCAACCGTTTTAACTTTGACCATATTTTTAAATTTTATTAGATTAATTATAGGGTTGCAAACTCTTTTGGTTTTTCTCGTCGGGCAACCGACAGGACTTCCTTGTTGCTAATCAAGGGCCGGCGGTACCCGGGTTTAATCGCCGGCGTGTCCTTTTCTAGGCCATAAGTCTAGGGATCTAATAAATTATAGTATTCTTTGCTTATGGCTAATGGTTTTAAAGTTTTCAGCGTGTCTGAGGTTCTTACTGCTGCTGATGTCAACGACTATCTTATGGAGCAGAGTATAGGTATTTTTGCGGATAGCACAGCTCGGGACGCACAAATTTCAAGCCCGATTGAGGGTCAGTTTTGCTATCTAAAGGACTCAAATGTTTTACAATTTTATAATGGTTCTGCATGGGCATCGTTTATTGGCGATGGTGATATTACTGGTGTAACTATAACAACAAACGCTACTGGCGGCTTGTCCGGTGGTGACACAGCTAGTTCTGGAGCATTTAGTTCAACTTTAGCTTTTGCACCAAATGGTTTAAATGCTGGAGCGATTAATGTTGCAAATGATTCTTTTGTAATTATTGACGCAGATGACAGTAATGCACCAAAAAAAGAAGCGATCGCTGACTTTGTTTCTGCGATTGCTGGCACTAATTTAACAGCAAGCTCGGGCCAGTTAAATGCTGGAGCTGGGTTTGAATTAAACACCGCCAAGGCATTCTTTGCGGTTAACGGGTAAAAGAAAGGATAAAATATGGCTAGTGGAGTTTTAGGTCAAAAGGTTATTACTTCAGGGAGTTCAGGTACGGACCTTGTGGTTTACACAGTTCCAAGCAGCACTTTGGCTGTTGTAAACATAAACGTTGCAAGTATTTCAGGGTCTACTCAAACTATTGATTTGGCTATTCCTAATGAAACCGACGGGACTTTTGATTCTTTAGATTTAATCGAGGATGACACTTCATTAACAACTAAGCAAGTTCTTGAAAGAACTAACATAGTTTTAGAAGCAGGTCGTTCTGTTGTCTTAACATCAAGCGATGGCACTGGTGTTGCAATTAATGTTTATGGCGTTGAAGAAAGTACAAGCTAAAAATGGGCAGATTTATAACTGAAGCTGGCGCTAGTATTGTTTCTAGCGTGCAAGAAGTAAGTAAAACAATTGGTGAAAGTGCTACTTTGAATAGCACAATTTCTGCAGTTGATTTAGCCAAAACAGTTTTAGTTAGCGGCTCTTTTCAAAATCCTTTTAGCGTTCAAATGAATGCAGGGGTTCGTCAGCGTAGTTATGGCTGGAGTTACGGTTGTCAAAGTGATTTAACTTCTACTACTAATGTTCAGTTTCATACTGAAGCCCAAACCGATACAAATGAAGGACAGAGAGACGGAACTATTACTTTGTATGTTTTGGAGTATGTATAATGGGTAGGTTTTTATTTCCTCAAGCAGCAAGTTCGCCGGTCAAAAGTGTGCAGGAAGTTTCAAAAACAATTTCTTATAATCAAACTTTGACCTCCACTATTTCTGCTGTTGATTTATCTAAAACTGTTTTAACTGCCGGAAGTTTTCAAAATCCTTTAATTCAAACCGCAAATGCAGGAGTTCGTCAAAGGGCTGCTGGTAACTCAATAGGTATTGAGAGTGATTTAACTGCGACGACAACTGTAGAGTTTAAAACCCAGGATGATTTTAATACTTTGCAAGCATCAAGAAGTGGCACGGTCACTTTGTTTGTATTGGAATATAACTAAAAAGGAGGGATTATGGCACAGCGTTTTTTTATGGAATTGACACCTGGAAATATTGCAGAGGGTTATGTAGTTCCAAAAGATGACCTAATTGAAATTTTACCAAATGGAACGGAGCGACGTTTTTCGACCAGCGATGACCATGTTGAAGTTGATCAAAAAAGCACGGCGGTTGCTTGTAGAAATACAAAATTTGACCCGTCTGCTGAGGCTGGTTCAGTTAAAACTGCGGCAAGTTTTACGCAACTGTCAAGCACCGACCATCGTTGGGATCGTGAAACTGGAAACGAGCAGGAGTTTGTTCTAACTGAAGATTCAAACGGTGTTGTTACAAATAGTCAATGGCAGGATATTTAATTTTTAACTAGACTCTTGTTATGAAAATTTTTAAAATAAGGGAGGACATTCCAAGTCCTTTACCTTATAAACAAGTTTTGCCTGATGCGTTTAAAAACTACCCGCCAAAAAAAGAAATAATCGATCATTCAGATTTGGTAGTTCCAAGTGTTCCAACTGGCGACCACGACACTATTTGCAGGAGTTGTCAATCCGGTGTTGAGTGTGAGCTTGTAAAAAAAGAAATAGATTATTTTGATAATCAACAAAATTTAAGAAATGTTAAAACTATTAAGTATTGTCCTGCTGTTGAGGATATTCATAAAACTGGCTACGTTTTGCCTGCTTGGGATGACATAACTATTCACACTCGTAAAATGCAAGGCAAGCAGCGATTGTTTGCTTTTGACTCAAAAGGTGACGGTGTTGCAACTTTAATATTTGAGCAAATGGACACCGAGGGTATGATTGGTAAGTTGTTAAATCCTTACCCGGCTAGATTTCATTTTCCTTATCGTGTTGTTACTGAGCCTGGTTACCTTACTCAGATTCTAAATCCTGATTGGCTCGGGATGAACAATAAATATACTTTTGCTACTGGCATACTCGACACCAGTGTTTGGTCTTTAATGAATTTGCATGCTTTTTTTAATTTGGAGCAAGATGAAACTTTATTTTTAGAAAAAGGCACGCCTTTAATTTTGTTGCAGGAAGTTCATCATTCTATCTTTCAAAGTAAGTATGAAGTTGTTGAGCATGAAAATATTGATTATGAATTGCTTGAAAAATTTGATTATAACGAGCATTTGCAAGATATAAATAAAACTAATTACAGGGCAATGCAACGCAACGGTTTAAAAGAAAAGCCTTAGGCCATAAAAATTTTGTTTTTTTTGTTTTAGAATAATTGTATGTTTCTTGAAGTAAAAAGGACCCAATTCGGCGATGAGGCCACTAATGGTGAGCTTTGGATTGACGGAGTTTGGGAATGCTACACGCTTGAGGATGAAGTCCGGGACGGGCCTAAAGTTTATGGTGAGACAGCTATTCCTGTTGGCGAGTATGAAATCAAATTAAGAACCGTTGGCGGTTTTCATAATAAAACTGAGAAGTATTACGACGATAAGGAGGGCTTTGGTGTTGGCTGGCATCAGGGCATGCTTTGGCTGCAATCGGTGCCTGGGTTCCAATTTATATTAATTCATCCCGGGAATGACCAATTTGACACCCTGGGGTGTCTGCTCGTCGGCCAAACTCAGGCGGACCTTGAAAAAAACGAGGACGGTTTTATCGGCAGGTCCAGGGCTGCTTATGAGGCTTTGTATCCAAAAGTCCGGGACGCTTTGCTTGATGGCGAAAAAGTCACAATCAAGTACACCAATCTAGGCCAGGTGATCCCTGAAGTTCCAAGTGATAAAATTAAAAAAAAGGAGCATCTTTTGTCTAAAGGTGATAATGGTTTAAATGTTTTGTTTTTGCAGGAGTTACTGCTTAAATGGGACGCTGGTTGCCTTCCTAAGTTTGGAGCTGATTCTGACTTTGGTGGCGAAACCGAGGAAGCTATAAAGGCTTTTCAAAGCGACAACAAATTAAACCCGTCTGGCTCAATCGACTTTATGACAGCTGTTGCTCTATCAAAACACGCTTAGGAGTAAAAATGGATTTTAAAGATTGGGCCATAAAAGTCGGCATAAGAACATTAAGGACTTTTATCCAGGCTTTTCTAGGTATTCTAACCGCATCAGGCACCGGGATGGTTGAGATGGATGTCTTAACTAACGCACTTGTTGCTGGAGCTGTCGCTGCTGTGACCGCGTTACAGAATGGCCTTGAAGAGTGGACACCTAAAAATAAAGGCTAATTTTAAATTAACTTTTTAAAAAAATTTAATACTTTTGTTCGTATTGGTCTTGTGGTTTTTCTTATAGTTCCTATCCCGGTATTTGCAGACCATGTACCAACTCAGCCGCCTTATGACCAATCTTTGGCTTTGGATACTTCAACTGGCGATTTAACTGTTGGCATTTATTCGTCAGATGGTTTTGAGGACTCGCCGCCTGAAAAATATACTATATTTTTTACGATCTCTGATTCTGCGATTGACACTTCCACTTCCTTTTGCATTTCTACTTCTTTTGGTCATGGGACCAATTTGTCTTGGCAGTATCATGTT